AGTAGAAGCATCAGCAGCTTTTTCTGCTTCAACCAACGCCATTTCAGTGTAATCAGCAAAACGTGATCTAGTGTCACCTTCAGCTTTCAAATACCACATGTAACCGTTTTGTCCGTCTTCACCAGAAACTTCAACCCAACCAACTTGAGATGCATCAGATCCAGAAACCTGGTACATATCTTTCATGATAATAGGCTTGTTAGTAAAAGAAGTGAAAGAAGGCTCATTAGCTCCTACTTTTCCTGTAGTACCTTTAGAGTGCTCAGAACCGTAGACTAATATTGTAACAGGATCATTAGTTCCAAATCCAGAGTTATCTAAATGCTCAGCGTCGTAAGGAATAGCCGTAATGAAGTCTGTAGCACCTGTGTTTTGATCACCATTAGTATCAGAGTTGATTTGACTAACGAATGCTCTTACTGTTAAAGCAGCAGAAGCAATCAATACAGTATCACCAACACGAACACCATGAGTAGTACCAACATCATTACCATCAATATCAGTGTCTAGCTGAATAGTACTAGTAGTGTGAGTACCAACAGTACCTTTGTAAGATAAATGTAATCTACCTTGTTCCGACCAAACAACTTGGTCTGCGCTCATTGCCTCTTCAGCACCAACTTGAGCTAAGAAACCAGAAATTGTTCTTTTACCGAACACTTCAGCTTCTTTCTCCATTAGGTCTGGAAGATATTGTTGAGCCCACCCATTGTTTTGGATGTCTAAATAATTGTCAGATAAAGTCTGCTGAACAGCAGCAGCTCTAGTCTGACTTGCACTTGTAATTGCCATAATTAATTTGTTTTAAATTGTTAAATTATTTTTTGTTTTTAATTTTAAACTTAAAATCAGAAGAGTCATTACCAAGTACCTTAAACTTCATACCCCCAGCATCAAACTCTTTGTGAGCTTGCCTCGGCTGCATGTCAACATTTTTGCTTTTAGCAACACTGTCTTTTAATGCGTCGGTTTTTCCTTGTTCATAAAAATGTTTTGCAACAGCATCAGAGTTCATTGCTGAATATAAAGCTTTGTGATAACCTTTAGCGTCTGACATTTGACCTTCTTCATTTAAAAACTTTTTAACAAAGTTGTTAATGTCGCTTTGAGTATCTCTTACTTTATCAGCCTCCTTAACGTTAAATCTATACTTTTTTTCTCCGACGTTATATTCAAAACCTTTGAACTTGTCGTTAAAAACCTGATTGGTTTTTTTATTAAAATTAAGCTTAGCGTTACTAGCTATCTTTTCATTCTCTTCCGATTCTTTGTTGTATCGGTTGAAAAAATCTACGGCTTTCTTCTGCTCTCCGGTGAGCTTTGATCCAGCCTTGATCTCTTCGTAATATTTAGACTTTTGCCCGTCTAAGTAGGCTTTCGCTTCAGCAACTTGCTCTTTCAAAGCGATTTTCTTTTTTCTAACTTCTCTCTCTTCATCTATTTCTTCATCAAAAGAAAAGTTTTCTTCCATTAAGAAAGCTCTTTCTTCAGAGTCAAGATGAGGTTTAGTTAGCTTGTAATACTCTTCTAGAGCATTAACGTTACTCATTTCGCTATAATCTTGATTTAATCTAGCGTAGTCGTTAATGTCTCCACCAGTCTCGTCCATAAAGTCAACTAGCTTTTGTATATTTTCAGGCAAAGGCTCTCCAGTAGCTTCAGCTTCAGCAACAGCTTCTTCAACTTGCTCTACAACTTGCTCTACAGACTCTTCTACTTCTTCCTGCGTTATTTCTTGTAATACTTCAAATTGTTCTTCAACAACTTCTTCAACAGCCTTTGTATTTTCCTCAGGCTCTATAGTCTCTACAGGCTCACTTAAGTCTACTTTTATAATAGAGTCATTTCCTGCTGACTCAAACTTTGACTCGTCTACTTGAGGAGTCTGCTCTTGAGTTTCTTGTGTTACTTCTTCAGTTACGTTTTCTTTTTCTTCCATAATATAAAATATAAATTAATAATTGTTTGGTCTAAAAACTACTTAAACCAAGATTACCATCAAGTATATCATTACCTGATGACTCGAACTTTTTAGGTGCTTTTCCACTCTTTCTTTGATCTATAAGCTCTGATTGCTGTGAAGCTTGAATTCTTGTTCTTTCGTCCTTGCGATCTTCTTTTTGTTTTTCACTACTGCTAAGCTGGTCTTTCTGGGATTGTTGTAGCTTAGAATTTATTTCAAACTCAAACTGCATTAACTCTTTCTTCAAAGCAGCCTCTTGTTTCATGGCTTGAATCTTAAACTGCGCTTTTGTTTGCTCTAGCTGCATATCGATCTGCGCTTTTTGTTGGTTTTTTTGCATTTCACTTTGAGCGGCAGCTTGCTGAGTTTTAGTATTTGCCTCTGATTGAGACTGAATATTTTGCTGAGCTATAACTTGATCTTCTTTTTGTTTTTGTTTTCTTCTTATCTTAAGCAACTGATTAGCAAGCTTAATGTTTTTAATCTCACGTAAGTCGATAGCATCTTCTAAGTTTATTTGTTTTTGTTGCAATGCTACTTGTATGTTGTTTTCTAACAGTTGTTTTTCTTCGTCATCTGGCGTAAGCTCTATGAATATACCAAAGTCGTATAAGTGTAGATTAGACATTTCCTCAAGAGTTGCTACGTTGTGCGCTCCAATAGCTTGAATAAAAGCATCTTTAGTTGGAGAGTATTCTATTATATCTGAAATTCTTAGCGATAAACACTCTGCAACTTCAGAAGTTAAAAACAATCCAGACTGTAGTATATGTCTTGTAGCTGTATTAGAGTTTGCTGCGGCCAGTTTTTGTATACCAACAAGCGCATTTTTATCTGGAGTAGAACCATCTCTAGCTTCGTTCAAGCCAGTTACGTCTCTAATCATTTGTAGATAATAATTATAGGTGCCTATTAGGCTTTGCATTTTTTGACCTCCAGATCCACTTGATATTTCTTGTATTGGAACTCTACCAGGATTACCCTCTCCAAGCTCGTTCATTGATCTACCAATAACAGAACCTGTTTGGAAAAACATATTTAAAGCTTCTTGTGGAGAGTAGTTTGTTCCATTTCCTAGGTCTATTTCCGCTAATCCATCTGCGTCAAGATAAACACCGTCTGGTACTAGCCTAGACATTACTTGTTGTAGTTTCAGATGAGTAAGCTGAATCATATCTGCAAAACCAGTGATACGCTTTACTAAAGACTCTATCTTACCTTTGTACATTCTAGGTGCTACTATGTTGTAGTTCATTTTAACTTTAGTAAAATCGCTTTTAGGCCTAATCATGTTTTTAGACATCTCCCACTTAATAAGCTTATCTGATCCTAATATTAAAGCACCTTCGTATATGGTTTCTATTTGTCGTTGTAGCTTGATAAAGTTACCGTCTAAATTATCTGGAGGATTAAACATATCATCCTTAAGTATAGACTTGCTAGCTCCAGTTCCAGTTTCTTTAACCTTGTAGGTTTCGTTCATGAAAGTCTTGTAATTAAAATACAAAACTTGAACTTGATTACTATCAAAGCTACCTTGCGAGTTGTAATTTCCTGCGCTGTAGTTGCTATTTTTATTTATATATTCCAGCTCATCTACGCTAATACTAGGAAATTGTTTTACTAGTTCGTTTATTGGAATTGTTTTTACCTCACCAACGTAGTATATATCTTCAAAGTAAGGAGACTCAGTATGTGAGTAAACTAAGTTAGCTGGGTCAACGTAATCTATAGTTGCTCCTTCTGAAGTGTTAAATCCTGTTTTAACAGCGCCGATACCTAGTACTGTTAAGTCATAGTAAAATCTTTTTTTAATCAACTCATATCTATTTCCTTCAAACAGCACGTTGAGAGCCTGCTCTTCAGCTAGCTCTACAGCTTGCTTGTAAGACAGCTGCATGTGAAGAGTTAGCTCTTCTTCTGATGTTGGCAAAGTCTTTGGATCGTTGTTGTATAAATTTATATCAAAATTCTCTTTAGCAAAATCGTTTATCTCTTTACTACGCATGTCCGCTAAAATAGACTCCATGTACTTAGTTCTCTTTTCTACTCCGTAAGGATCTTGAGAGTAGGCTTTTATATCGTAAGTTCTTTCAGATATTCCATTTACTACAATGTCTACAAACTTAGGTATAATTGGAACAGGCTTCCAGTCAAGGTTTAAATAACTTAAATCACCGTTTATAGATAACTCATCTTTATATTTCTGTATAGACTGCTCTCCTCTAGCATATAGTCTTAAGCTGTGAAAATCATTTTTTTGACCTAAGTGTCTTCCATTGCCACTTCCTCTGTCTTTAGAAAACCATTCGCTTTCTATAGCTCTAGCTACTTTTAAACCGTATTCTGAACTTGCTTTTTCTAGATCACTAACTACTTGACTTGGAAAACTTTTTTTTATAACTGACTCAGCCATACTTACTTTTTAATTATTGTCGATGAATAACCATCTTGTTTATACTTAGATATACTTAAATTTAACTTTGGCTTAACGCGACTAGAAACAGGCGCATATAAATGCCTATTACAACCCATTATAGCTAAGCCTGAGCTTATGGCAGCATCAAACTTTGTTCTTTTGTTTATATCAAACTTAGCCCAATCATTTAATGTTTCACTAAAATAAGTGTTACCATAGTTGCCATTACCTAAATGACCAACGTGATCATTTATATACATTTCTATTGCAGCAGCGTGAGCTTGTTTTATGTCTTCACTAGAGTTAGGTATTCCACCTACTTCTTTCTCTGCAATAGACAGCTTGTTCCAAACCTTATCGGGTCTGTTCATGCTAAATCCTCTATATCCTCTTCTTTTCATATAATAGAGAAGGCGAGGCTTGTTATTCTCTGCTAATATTGGCATGCCATAAAAAATACAAGCCATTAGTACGTCTTCAAAAAACATTTCAGCTGTTTGGGGCCTAGCAACATACTCTAAGAAAAAAGAGTTAGCTGGAGCATCTTCCATACTGAACTTTGTTAATCCATGAAGAGCTCCGTTAGATCCTCTACCATCAACAGTACCGCTAATGTCGTAGCTATCGCAACCAAAGCAACCCATGTGCTCATTTCCTGGATGTTTTATTCCATTTTTTATTATTACATTATTCTGAAGGTGCGGCGGGGGCGTCCAGCTTATTTTAAACCTACCATTTGGGTTTGGATGAAAAACAACCTTAGTGTCTTTTACTCCGTTAACCCATTGAAAGTTTCCTACGTTTACTACGGCTGAACTTCCAATACCTTCGTTATAATCTATTTGTTCGTATATTTTAACTAAGTTAAATATACTGTTTTTTGCTTCATCTCTAAAAGCGTGTTCTGTTGTTCTAGGAAACTGACGATAAAATTCATTTAAACCGTCTTGATCCTCTTTCAAGCCATCGACCTCGTTTTGCCAATGATCAACAACACCTATTTCTATTAATTCTCCGTCTGGTCCACAAACGTCTGACTTTGGAGTGCTGAGCACTGGTTGTCCAAACTCGTCAATAAATCCTTCAAAGTTCCATTCCATTGGGATAAACAGAGAATATAAACCAGACTTTGTTTGACCATTTCTATTTCTTTTGTTTACGTCACTGTTATTATATAACTTCTTAAAGTTCTCGCCGCCTTTGTCTAAAGCATTTGACGTTGAACCCATCATGCACTTTCCAATAATTCTACTACCTAGTCTAAGACAAGTTTTTGTAACTCGCCAGTTGTTTAGTATATTATCAGGTCTTTCCCACTTACCACTCTCATCGTGTACTAGTAGTGAAAGCTTTTCACCATCATAACTGTTGTCACCCGTGTTCTTCCAGTCAATTGTAGTATCTAAACCTTTTATCTCTTCTAACTTCTCGTTTGTCTCTATTTTCTTACGAGTAAATTTGCTCGCTGGCACACGGTACGCTAGTTCAGACTTAGGTCTGTCCATACCATCTTGAATTGGTTTGAAAAAGAAAGGATAGTTAATTGATATAGGTACAACTTTATCAGTAAACATCTTCTTGGCATCAGCACCACTTTTAGATAGTATTCCGTATCTACTATCACTTGATATAGTAGCGAGGTTAACTGTTTCCGCTGAGCTCATGAAAGAAAATCCAGAACGTCTATTTTTTAAGTAGCACATACCGTAACATCTTGTATCTGCTTTACACGCTTCCCAAAATATAAAAAACAACCTATTTGCTTCACGAAAGTCTGGAGCACCAACATCAATCTTACTCCACTGTAGATACATGTAATGCGCGCCTGTTATATACGTAGGCGTTCCATTATTATTAAACCAAAAACCACCGCTACGCCTATCGAACTCTCCGTCGATATATTCGTGCCATTGTTCTTTTTGATCTTCTGGGTATGCTCTCCAGTCAAATATCGTTTTAACTTTATTAAGTATTGTAGGTTTTTCAAGTTGTTTCCACTTTTTATGTTCGTTGCTATACACATTCTTAGGAGCTTTAGGCAAGGCTATTTGCAAGTTTTGTATTTCGTATATTTCACCAATCTGACCGTTGCTAGATAGCACAATAATATCGTGCTCTTTGTTATAGCCATACTTCCACTTCTTGCCTTTGTTAAGTCTACTTATCGTAGTCTTTTTTATTGGCTCTATTATTTTGAATAAAGTTTGTTCGTACATTATTTAGATCTACCTTCGGCAAAGCCTTTAAAAACCTTCTCTTTCTTCTCTTCAGTAACCTTACCTTCGAGTAGAGCTTCTTCTTCTTGAATACGATTAAGTATCTCAAAGGCGTCAAAGATAGCGAGCTTCTTTGTAGCAGCAGCGTTCTTAAGTCTATCGGCAGTAATGTCATCATCACCATCAACAATAGCTTCCTTTGCAACTTTGATAAGCTCTTCAACGGCTCTATGTCCAGCTTGGATTATATTCCTCTTCGTCTCCTTGATATTCATACTTAATTGTAATAAAATTAGATAAAACTCTGTATAGTCTTTTGTTATCAAAAACAAACTCGTACTCGCTGCTAGGTCTAAACCCAACTAAGTCTTTTTTCTCAACAGTTCCGTCAGTGTACTCGACTATACCAACTAGTGGTCTTTCACTGTTGTCATCATACTCGTCTACAGATTTTAATGGTTTTACAAAACAGTAGCCTTTAGGACAAGTCCAACTGCCATCTTGCTTGTAAAGAAATATTTGATCTGAGTACACGATATAAGTGTCTTCATCGAAATAAGACTTGCTGTTTCTTTCTCTCCCCTTAACATCGTGCCATCGTCTAAAAACGTTGTGATGCACAATGACGGTGTCTCCTGGTTTTATTCCAAGATCATCTCCCACTATAGGGCAAGACACTACTTCGGCTTCTCTATTTACAAATTGATGGTTAAATACTTCTGTGTTAATTACTAGGCTTTTGTCACCAATTTTTTTAGAGTTATTATACCTTTCTCCTTTTGGACGTATAACAAAACTGTAAACGCTCTGCATTAATATTCTAAGTTGTATTCGACTGATATAGCCATATTCTTATTGAAGTCTTTCCAAGGAAGTACGTTTTTACCTTTTTTAATATAGATACTGTACTTGTCTTCTTCTTCCACAATGTCACATATAGTATGACCACCATACACTTCTTGATTAACAGAGTAGTGCATGGCGTCAATTTTGTAATCCTTACCTATCGTTATTTTACGAATCAGTTTGCTCATCTTCTTTGTATTTTATAGTACCATCTTGAATATTAACATTACTACTGCCGTATTCTTTTTCAAACCCAGCTAACATTTCTTCTAGCATGTGATTGAATTGAGTATACTCGTGTAGCATAGAGTGCTTTTTAGCTTCTATAGCACCAATATCAAACTTAGTTTCGTTAATAGCTTTAGCGAGTGCTTGAGCTCTTTTTAGTTGTGCCTCTGTTACTTTTTCAGCACGAGGTTTTAAGTCAACCTTTGGGGTCTTTCTTTTTGCCATTTTATTTGATTTAATTAAATTAGTTATTATATATTATTACTTGTTGTATTGTAATATTAGTTAGGTGTATTTAAAAGTTCTAGTCCAATTCTGAAAAATCCACTAGTTGAAGTATTGTTCGCAGCTAGTCTTACTGTTAAAAACAAAACATCACCTGCTGCATAAGGAGCGCTACCATTTAAAGTAGCCGTAGGCAATGTGTTTACTTCAGCGTTAGTAGTTGAAGCATCAGTACTTGTTGCTAGTAAAACTACAGTTATTACTGCGGATCCACCATCAGATACTTGAGTGTCATTTACTGGCGTACCTTTCCACAGCTCAAATACAACTGATTGACCAGCGTTGTTAACGGACATAACACCGCCCATGCTTTTTACTTTACCAGCACTGTTACAAAAGAAAATACTGTGAGTGGCAAAAGACTGGTTGTTGTCAATTACTAAGTCAGAACCAAAAGCAGCTACTCCACTTCCATTTCCCCAAACATTATGCTTGTTAACCGTAGTTTGAGGAACTAAATAAGCTCCAGCTCCATCAGAACCAGAAGTTTCACCAGATAATGACCCTTGTATTGCCACAGCAACAGTTTGAGCATCAAGACCAGCGGATGTAAGAGTTGCCAAAGTTGCTCCAGCATCTTTAAAAACAATATCACCACCATCAGCGTTTAGCTCTATGTCACCACCAGCGTCTATAACTATTTGTCCAGTCTCGGCTGTAGCTATTGTCGTGACACTATCGTCAGCCACGGTTATAGTAGCGTTGCTAGTTCCATCAAAAGCAAATTTAGCTTGAGTAGTTGCTAGTTCTAAGTCTACTTTGTTTCCAGTAAAGCTAACCCATCTTTTCGATGTTGTACCTAAATTACCCTCGTTGTCCGCTCTTGGGACTATATTTTTTGTTGCCATTTTATTGTTTTTTTATTTATGCTATTGGTTGTATGTCTCCGTTGCCATCAACATCAAAATATCCTTCAGCGCTAGGACTTGCGTCAGGAGAAATTTCACTTAAACTCGCGTCCCAAATATCACTAAAGTCTGGTTGGTTGCTAGTTATATTAACCCTAGGCGTAAGTTCACCTCCGACCAAGTCGAATACGTAGTCTTCTATGGCTACACCTGCTTCAGATACTCCTGAGCTGCTTATTCCTAGTGATAAACCTATCATTATTGACCTATGTAAGCTATTATAGAACCAGCGTTAACGTCTATCTCAGTAAACCTACCGTATATAGTTATTCCTTTTGGAAATATTGTAGAGTTTACAACTCTTACTCCACCTGAACCTCCGTCTGTAGTTTCGTTACCAGCAGCAAGATCGTTTGATATAACAGTAGATCCGTTTAAAAACTTAGTTGGCGTTTCTACTTCAAGTCCATCTGCATCAAACGTAGTATCTTCTAACATAGTTATTGCTACAAAAACAGCGTTTGTTGGTGGTATTATAGCGTCGCTAGAAGCTTTAGTAAACACAGATCCCATTTGACCAAAGCCGTAACTTACCTCTGTTGAATTAATTCCCATAATTTTATTTTTTTACTTTTTCAAGGCTTCTTCCTCCGAAGTAAGCACCTATTACTGTTATTAATACTAATTGCAAAAGGTCTATGTAAGAGTCTTTCACATTAAAATTTATCGTACCCGCGTCTATAAATATAAGTAGCATCGTACACACTATTAAGAATATAAGTACCATAGGACGTACATTCTTTGAAAGCCATGAATCAGACTTTAAATCTGCTTCCCAACGAGACGTAATGTT